GCGCGTCTGAGCGCTGCTATGGTTCGGGGTATTGGTATATCTGTGGTAGCAGACCATAGACTCAGCCGGTTTAGGAGGCTATAGCGCTCAGGGGTGGATCGGATGGACTTCACATAGACCGCTCTTACAAGGCGGCCATTGTAAAAGTCACCACCACATGATTCGCGAAAGGGTCCTTCTGCAAAGGACTTTGACGCGTTAACAGTGAATCCAAGTAACGAAAGGAGCCTATTTACCCGGTGCCATAAAGCACTGGGGGCGATGATATCATCGCCAAAGACCCCCCAATTACCGTGGCTGTTACCGAAGGGATGCTCAAGACGAACATCCTGAAGCCTTGCGGCCGCGTCAACAACACAACTGAATATCATCGTTTGAAGCGGGAACGTGAAACCGTTTCCCATAGACGATAGTATATCCAGCTCTAGCGAGTGACCACCACAGGTGGTCACGGGACTCCTTAGACGATTCAGAATATCTCTGAACCACCCCGGGAAAGTGTCTAACACCAACTTGTTGGAAACAGAGTCGGAAGCACTCTCGAGATCGATAGTAAAATTACTATCGGTTAAGGACCCCCATCTAGCTAGATCGCGATTCTTAGCAGGTTGAAGGCTGAGATCAATACCGAAGTACGACCTGAGCCGATCCTGTAAGATTGCACTAAGTCCGAGCTGAAAGAACATATTCAGTGACGGCTCAATGCATATTACACGCGATATGTCCCTATACTTTGGGGCAAAGGAAAGGCGACTCCCCTCGACCTCAAGCGGAAGCCCGAATTGGCGGCGCCGAAGAATTTCAGCGGAACGCCAAAGATCAGTTTCGCGGCTTACGCGGAGGTAGACCTCGTAGAGGTCAGACTGTGTGGTTGCCATCTCTGACGAGAACAGCTTCGTGTAGAAGTCATTCCCGTAGGAGCCGATGGCAACACCGGGGCCGCACTGGCCACGGCGCGCAATATCCGAATAGCTTTCCACTAGAAGATCTCCTTGTGGGTGCAGGAACTGGTCGACGGAGCGTTTAAACTCCCCAATCAGTGCCTCGTCAAGAGACGTATTCGGTACAAGCTGGAATTTCCTGGCTGCAGAATTGCAGAGCAGGAACTTGTAATGGGCACGTGAATCCGGAGTTGACTCATGTCTATCCGGCTCAAGCTTCTTCAGAAAATTCCGAAGAATCAGGTCACGTGCACACAACTGCCACCCAGTTAGCCGATCTGTCTGTGACAGATCGTGCTCGAGGGATGAGAAAAGAGCGTCAGGTTTTAATGCCTGCATAACGTCAGTCCTTATTACCAACCACCAGCTTGACTGGGGCTAATGCCCAAATACCGTGAGGTATTTCAAATAGTCAAGTACTTCCCGCAGAAAGACTGCGAAAATTAGGAGGATGATACCGCCAAAGACGATCGCAACAGTCCTGTTGATCACAGGTAATTCTGCTGCAACGTGGTTGCCCACTCGTTTGCCTGTTCTGAGAGGATTCCTCCCAGACAGCAGAGCAAGGCATTTAAGTTGCTCGGGTCCACCGATTCGGATCCGGCGGGTATGTCGAACAACATTCGCACAATGGCATTGACAGGTGGCTGATTTGTCGCCACGAGCAATCCTTTGTGAGCCACGATAGCATACCGGTTAAAGGGTACGCTTTTGATAGCCCCAAGCCCATCAAGGACGATGGACTTGTACGACGGGACGTTGTATGCAGTCACAGAGAAGGCATCGTTTGCCGAGTGGCTACGGACCCCAGTTTGGGTTCCACCAATCGCGCTCACGACAAACTTCTTGCTGTGTGGCACCGGCCCCTGTGCCTGCGTCAGGGTATACGTAGGCGAAGTGAAAGCAGAAAACCCTGTGGCCCCTGTGACGGGGGAAGAAGGTGAAAATGGCATCTTAGATCCTCAAAGGACTACGTTGTCAGGAATAGAGGCGAGCCAGACTCGAGGCTAAAGCCGCGACGGTTATGCTCTGCCTGAGGCCGGGTATTTGGAAGGTAATTCCTGGTACCGGGACCTCGTCTAAGGGGCGACGATTGACTGTCGTCACCTCCACCTCTTCTTGACCTTGTATACAGGTTGCTTGGACCGTCCCCAACCCAGAGTTGGGCGGAGACAAGTTGAATACCCTCTTGACAGTAGAAGTCCTGTCAGTCTGGGCGGCCCATGCAATGCCAGCCTTCTGAAAGGCCATGGCATCAATGATGTCACCTAGATTGGTAAAATAGTCAACTACAAAGGAGTAAGGGACCAGCTCATAGGCAGCTGGTATTACATCTCGCCAGGACACACCTGCGTAGCGATACGCAGGCACGTCCGGGCCAATGCACTTGACAGCACCATATACACTGCACGTCGCCTTACTAAAAGTAATGCTATTTACAGTGTGCGTCAAACCATTTTTAATGATGGAATGAAGGGTGCTTGTGAAAGGACCTGTGGACTCCCCGGTGGCCTTTATAGCTATCCGGGGGGCTACAGTATCCTTATCTCTGGCCAGTGCTTTGCACCAGTCATCGATCTCACCTACGAGAGGGGAAACCTCGAGAGCGTAAGTAAGCCACATATTCGGGAACTCTTGAAGAGCTCTCCTGCGCCAAGCAGCACGTGTTCTCGGCGACAGCCGATAACGACCAAAATGGCCACGCTTCAGTGCGTACGCGCCCTTGACAAAGGTCAAGAGAGTCCCCATGAGACGCTTTCCCGCATCACGGATCCCGCGTGCAGTCTTACCAGCCTCGGCCACGGAAACCAACGCCTGCAATTGGCGCTGGGCCCGTACTGCCTGCTGATAAAATGACTGTAATGCAAGGTTTTGAGCGGATGAAAGTTGACCCACGTCTGAGTAAAAAGGAGGCTGTTGAATAAGCCCGGTATACCCAGTCCACGACCTCATGTCTTTCCAGACATAGTTCGTGTCCACACCCTGCTGCCGCCTTAAAGCGGAAAACGGCTGAGTACGGAAGTGAATCCTGGAGCCTGTAAGGCGACCAGTGGCGTTGAAGCCCCTCTGAATGCGGTTTCTCCAATCCGGAGAATCCTCGGTATCGCGTACGTCAACGTACTGTACGCGAGCCGCTGAGGAGTTGTATGGGGTTACAATTTGGGATTTGGTACCGTTGAATCGGTTAATCCCCTCCCAAATGTAGATCCCTGACGAAGAGAATTCTTGCGTCTTATACGACTCTTTATGCACTCAGATATACCCTTCACGCTCGG